GAATTCGATACCAAGGCCTTGTTGAGGTCCGCCTTCAAGGAACGCATTGCCGGCCTCGCCCAGGCGGTGCAGGGCGGCATCATGGCGCCCAACGAGGCGCGGGCCTCCGAAAGCCTCGACGCCGTCAAATTCGGTGACGAGCCGCGGGTTCAGCAACAGGTGGTGCCGTTGTCGGCAGCCGCGGCGATCCCAACGGCGCCGCCGTCGCCCGGCCCTAAGGGTGGCCCTCCGGCGGCTGGCAGCATCGAGGCTAAACCTACCGGAACGGTCGAGACGCCACCGGTCAAGCCATCCATCACGGCAGCAAAGGACTTCGATGATGTCGTGGCCACAGAGCTCAGAGCACTCCTCTCCTACGCCGACGCCCATGATAGACGCCGCGACGCACGAAGCGCTTAGGTCCGCGCTGGGCTACGTTATTTCGCAACAGCGAAAGCAATGGGATCAGCAGCGCGAGGTGATCGAGGCCCAGTCGCGGGCGGTGATCGCTGAACTGCAGGCCAAAGTCGGGGCGCTCGAGGCCAAGGTCAATCAGTCGATCGGCGAGAAGCTGGCAGCCATCCGGAACGGCGAGCCAGGAGCCCGCGGGCTCCCCGGGGAACCCGGTCCCCAAGGGCCTGCGGGCGTCGCCGGTGCGCGTGGCGAGCCCGGGCAGGTTGGCAGCGTCGGTCCCACGGGAGCCCCTGGGGCGCCCGGGCTGCAAGGCCTGAGCGGCGAGCGCGGCGAACGGGGGCCTCAGGGTGATCCGGGGGCGCCCGGGCTCCCGATCAAGGGCGATCGTGGCGAGAGGGGCGAGCGCGGCGAACGCGGCGAGCGCGGTTTGCCGGGCGAGATCGGCAAGGCCGGCGAGCGCGGCGAGCCGGGAACCCGCGGGCTCCCGGGGGAGCCTGGCGAGCGTGGCCCGATGGGCTTGCTGCCGATCGTCGAAGTCTGGGAAGCCGGCGTCCACTATTCGGGGGAGGTCGTCACGCGTGACGGCGCCACCTATCAGGCGACCCGGGACACCGCGGAGCTGCCCGGCGATTCGAAAGACTGGATCTGCCTGGTGAGGGCCGGAATTGACGGTCGTTCCCCGGTTGTGCGCGGTCTGTTCAAGGAACACGAAACCTATGAGTACCTCCATATGGTTGCACTAGGCGGGGGCACGTTCATCGCCAAGGCGGACAATCCCGGCAAATGCCCCGGTCCCGGGTGGCAGCTCGTCGCCAGCCAGGGCAAGGCTGGCCCGAAGGGCGAGCGCGGCCTTGCCGGCGAGCGCGGCGAGCGCGGCGAGCGCGGCCTGGCCGGAACGGCGGCGCCGACCATCATCGATTGGGAAGTCGACCGCGCCAGCTTCACGGCGGTGCCGATCATGTCCGACGGCCGCGCCGGCAAGGCGCTGCCGCTGCGTCCGCTGTTCGAGCAATTTCAGATCGAGGCGCGCTGATGGCCGACGTCACGGTAAAGATCATCACGCCCGCGGAAGAGCACGCGTTGATAACGATCGACGAGCTGAAGACGGCGCTGGGCGTCACCACAAGTACGCCGGCCACCGATGCGCAATGGTCGTGGCTGATCGACATCAATTCGGCGGCGATCGTCGGTTTGCTCAACCGCTCACTGGCCTATGAAGAGGTGCAGGAAACCTGGCGCGGCGTGCAGAACGGGGAGCGGGTCTATCTGTCGCATTTCCCGGTCAAGGCGGACGATATCGAGAGTGTGACGACGGCCGGCAACGTCATGCTCGCGTACGAGCTCGAGGAAGACTCCGGCAAGCTGCAAATCTTCACCGGCTACCAGGAGGATGTCGTCGTCACCTATAGCGGCGGCTACAATTTGCCGGACGAGGCGCCGATGGATCTCAAGCAGTGCATCGTGCTGATGGCGGCGACCTGGAAGGCCCAGCTCGCGATGGTTCAGGTCACCGGCGTCCGCATGATCAGCCATAAGGAGTCTCGCGTGATGTTTCACACGCCGACCAACACGGCTAGCGCTCCGGGCAGCGGCAGTTCCGCCGGGGTGCCGTCGGCCGTCGAAGCTATCCTCGAGGGCTACACCCGGTATTGGGTTTGAAACCATGGCGTTCGAAGTCAAAGTCGAATCGGAAAAATTGCTGCAGCAATTCGACGACATGCAAAAGCGGGTCACCGAGTTGGGCCAGAAGCTGCCGGAGGTTTTTCTCGCCTGGCAGCGCGATGACATGAAGCGGAAGTTTCCGACGGTCGACGAACACAGTGGGCTCGAGGTGACGACCTACGTTTACCCGCGATCGCGCAAGAGCCGACCTTATCAGCCTGGCAGCGGCAAGAAGCCGAAGCGCAATGTGCTGCGGCGTATCGGCGGCGTGCGCCCGATTTTGCGGCCTGAGCTGGTCGAGCAGTTGTTCGATCGCATGAAGGAAATGTGCGGGGAGGCGATCGAATGGGGCTAGATTTCTCGACGCTGGTTTATCTGCCGAACTACGACATGCTGGCGCGCCCGATCACGATCACGCCGCTGGCGTCGCAGCCTGGGCTGCCGGCGTATCCTGCGCGTGGGATCTTCGATACGCGGCCGGTCGATGTCGACGCGCTCGATGGCGCTATCGTTTCCGATCAGCAGACCATCATCGATATCCGCGAGGTAGAATTCGTTGTTCTGCCGGAGCAGCTCGATCGTGTCTACATCGGGCTGGATGCCGAAGCCGGCGACACCGGCGCCGACCGCGGCGAGTATGAAATAGTCGACGCGTCGAGCAATGGCGGCGGCGAAACGACCTTGGTGATCCGCAAGGTCATGACGGCGAAACCGCAATGACCGCGACCGATACGACGGTTTTCAGCTACAGCCTCGTGATCCGGGACATGCTGCTCGAGAAGCTGAAGGTTGCGCCGTTCTTCACTGGCTTTACGTTTCGCAAAAGCCGGCAATTGCCGGCGCAGATAAACCAGCTGCCATCGCTTGGCGTCTACATTGTCGGCGAAGACATGGAATCGGACGGCGATCCGAATCACGGCGATATCGATTTTCTCAATCATCTGAAGCTAGGCTTCTCGGTCGTGATCGTGAACAACGATCCTGAACTCTGCGAGGAAGCGATCGACAAGGCCTATTGGGCGATCTGCAACACGTTGTGGCGCGATCCGTATCTGATGAGCATGATCGACACGCGGGCCTATCCTGGCGGGGTCGGCAACCCGGACAATACTCGGATCGAAGGCATCGAGAAGGCTACGCGGCGCCACGTATTCGGCACCACCGGCACGAACAACGAAACCCCGATCGGCGAGTTGCGGTACGAGGCGACGCTGCGGTATCGCTCGGACTTCACGCCGATCATTACCGACGATCTGCTTATGATTCATGTCGACACGGCTCCGCTCGACGATGACGGCACGACGGACCCGGCGGATGAGGTGCAACGTGTTGTGGCCGTCTACGAGTTCGACCCCTCAGCAGAGAAGGATGCAGGACAATGACCGATAGAGTCGAGAACCCTCGCAAGGCGATCAAGGCAGCCAGGCTGGCGAGGTTGAAAGTGATCAACGGTCGGCAGGGGACCATCAAGGTGTACCCGGCCAACGAAACCATGCGCGCGGTGTTGCGTCACGCCAATGGTACGCGTTTTCGCGACAAGATAACCGAAAGCGTGGAGTGGCCGAACGATAGCTTCACGACTCGCCGTCTGGCGGAAGGATCGGTTTTGCTCGAGCCCGGTAGCGATAGCGGTGAAATCCGCGAGCCTGACCCGACCTTGAACCCGCGTCAGCAGGCTGCGGTCAACAAGCCGAAGCCGAAGGAAGAGCCGAAGCCGAAGACTGCCGAGGCCAAGAAGCCGACGACGCCGACGCCGCCCGCCGCGGCCTAACCTTTAAACATCCTTTCGAGGGAGATCGATATGCCCATTAGTTTTGCCAATATCCCGGCCAACTGGAGGTTACCGCTCTATTGGGTAGAGGTGGACCCCTCGATGGCTGGCCTCTGGACTATCCGCCAGCCTGCGCTGCTGGTCGGCATCAAGACTGTGGAAGGCATCGCGTTGCCCGATGTCGCGATTCCGATCGGGTCGCAAGCTCAGGCCGATAAGCAATTCGGGCAGGGCTCGCACCTCGCCTGCATGTTTGCGACGTTCTTCGCCAACAATTTCGCGCACGAGGTCTGGGGCCTTCCGGTCGATGAGCCCACGGCGGGCACCGCGGCCACCGGCACCATCACGGTGACGGCGGATGCGGGCGGGCATGAGGCCGGCACCATCCATCTCTATCTCGCCGGGCATCATGTGCCGATCAACATCGGCGCGGCCGACACGGTCAACGCGATCCATACCGCGATTTCCGCGGCGATCAACGAGCGGTTCAACCTGCCGGTGTTTGCGACGGGCGGTCCGACCGAAGTGACGGTAACCTGCAATTGGGTCGGTACCAGCGGCAACGATATCGACATGCGCGACAGCTATTACGGTCGCATCGGCGGTGAAGAGCTGCCGGCCGGTATCAGCGTTGCCTACAGCACGTTGGGCATGCTGACGGGCGGCGCTGGCGTTCCCGAATTCGATGACGCGGTCGCCAATCTCGGCGAGCGTAACTTCGAATACGTGGCGCTGCCGTTCACCGATTCCACCTCGCTGATGACGTGGGAGCTGGAATACGGATTCTCCGACACCGGCCGCTGGGGCTGGATGCGGCAGCTCTACGGTCACATCTTCTCTGGCAAGCGATCCGATTACGCTTCCATGATCGCCTTCGGCGAGACCCGGAACGCGGGCACGGTATCGGTCATGGGGATCGAGCTGGCGTCTCCCTCGCCGATCTACGAATGGACGGCGGCCTATACCGCGAAGGCCGCGCGCGGCCTCACCAATGATCCGGCGCGACCGCTGCAAACCTTGGGATTGCTCACCATCCTGGCGGCGCCGCTGCACGAGCGCTTCAACCGCGGCGAGCTCAATACGCTCGCGGGTTACGGCATCGCAACGCAGGAAGTCGGTGGCGAAGGCGTGATGATCCTTCGGGAGACCACTACCTACCAGCTCAATCTCTACGGTCAGCAGGACGACGCCTACGAGTTGGTCACGACGCTGGCGACGCTGGCGAGGCTGATCCGCAACCAGCGGCAGGCGATCACGTCGAAATTCCCGCGGCATAAGCTGGCCGATGACGGCACCCGCTTCGGCCCCGGCCAGGCGATCGTCACCCCCGGTATCATCAAGGCGGAATTGGTCGCCGAGTATCGGTTCGACGAGTACAACGGCCTGGTCGAGAATACCAAGGCGTTCAAGCAAAATCTCCTGGTCGAGCGCGATCCGAACAATCCGAACCGCGTCAACGTGCTGTACCCGCCGGACCTGATCAACCAGCTCCGCGTGTTCGCCGTGCTGGCTCAATTCAGGCTGCAGTACGATCGCGGGGTCGACGCCGAAATCACCGGCAGCGTGACCCGTCTCGCATCCAGCGGCAGTGGCGGCGGCTAATAGGTGCAAAAGTGATTTCCCGGTCTGGGAAATCACTTTTTCAGTCGCTGTCTTCCTCTTTTATTCCGAAACCCTAGGAGGCTCAATTGGCACAACGCTTTGCTGGTATCGCTTACCTCTATGTTGGCTCGCAGATGATGGCGCTGCGCGGCAACTTCACCGTTAGCCCATCGCCGGTAGAGCGGACCATGATCGCCGGCCAGGACGGCGTGCACGGTTACCAGGAGCTGCCGCGGGTGCCGTTCATCGAGGGCGATATTTCCACGACGCGCGGTCTCGCGCTCGAGGATCTCGACGGCGCTACCGATGTCAATGTGGTCGCGCAGCTCGCTAACGGCTGGCAGTATTCGCTGATCGGCGCGACCTGCAAGGCGGCCCTCGAGGCCAATGCCCGCGACGGTCAAGTCCGGGTGCGGTGGGAGGGACTATGGTGCGAGGAAATGAGCATCGACATGCCGGTCACGCCGGTGCAGCAGGTCGCAAGGTAGGGTGAATCACTATGAACAAGCCGAATAGCCGAGAAGGGTTTGTCAAAGCCGAACCGCTTCCCGAAACCCCGATTGCCGACGGTCCGATCATCGACAACGAGCCGGAGGAAGTCGTCGAGCCACAGTATCAAGAGAAGTGGCCGGTCAAGGTCAAGTTGCTGCATCGTGGCGTTCGCCGCGGGGCCGATACGGTTCACGAAATTACCTTTCGCGAGCCTACCGGAGGCGACATCAATCGCTGCGGCAATCCCTGTCGTATCGACCAGGACGGCGACGTCATCATTGTCGAGCGTAAAATGACGACCATGATGTCGCAGTTGTCGGGCATCCTGCCGCCTTTTATCGAGGCGATGGATCCGCGGGATTGGAATTCTTGCGCTTACAGGTTGCGCGGTTTTTTTATCCCGGATCCGACAGCCTGGTAAGCGAAGGCGTCCTGGATTGCTATCGACTAGCTAATTTCTACAAGATCTCGCCGTT